TGGTACTGGTGGTACAGGTCTTCAAGGCATTCAAGGTATTCAAGGTCGTCAAGGTGCAAATGGATTCCAGGGCATTCAAGGCACTACAGGATCAACAGGTGGTACTGGTGGTACAGGTCTTCAAGGATTCCAGGGCACTCAAGGTACAAGTGTTCAAGGCACAACTGGAACAAGCGTCAGTAGTGCTAATGGTAGGTCTATACTAATTTCAATGGTTTTTGGTAGATAAAGTAAGGTAAAAAAATGGCAGATCCAAATATCTTTAACACATCAGTTATTAGTGGTAATACAACAGTACAAGCTGTAGGCACTAGCGCAACAGCTATTGTTTCAAATGCCGCTGCTTCTGGTAGAGTTTATAGAATCAATTCTTTGATTATTGCAAACATCGATGGTGTGAATGCGGCTGATATTACTGTTGATCTATTCCGATCATCGGTAGCATACAGACTGGCAAGCACAATTACTGTTCCTGCTGATGCTTCTCTAGTTGTCATTTCAAAAGAAAATTCCATATATCTTCAGGAAGGCGATTCCTTAAGGTGTACTGCTTCTGCGGCCGGCGATTTAGAAGCAATTTGTTCATTTGAGAATATAGCATAAAATATGGAAAGTCGTTTTCTTAATGGTGGTATGATCGGTGTGACACTTAATTTTGGTGCTAATGATAGATATGTTATAGGCACAACTCAGGATCGATTGAGACCTACTTATGTTGCGGGAACAACGGCACAGATTAATGGCGGTACTGCCAATCAAAATATCAACTTACCAGCTGGTCTTTTGGCAAATGATTTAGTCATTGTCGCTCTTACAATAGCAGGAACTGCTGATAAATCTTATAGAATTTCTGGTTATACTCAGGCGCTAGATAATTATGCTGACGATACTTTTGATACAAATCTTCAAATTGGTCACAAATTTATGGGCGTAACTCCTGATACTACGGTAACTATTACAGGCGGTACAGGAAGCACCGCTGATGGAGGCGCAGTTGCTATTCATGCTTGGAGAGGCATCGATACAACTACTCCATTAGATGTGATAACTCAATCGATTAGTCAAACAAATACAGGTATTCCAAATCCTCCAGCAACTACACCATCTACAGCAAACTCTGTAATTCTTGTTGCTGCTGGTTCGGCACACAATGGTGGCACTGATACATATACAGCAGCTCAACTTGCCAACTTTTTAACTGTTGGACAAGGCGGAAATACAAATGATGCCACTGTTGGACTAGGTTCATTTAATTGGGTTAGCGGCTCTTTTGATCCTAACGCATTTACTTGGAGTCAAACAGACTCAACTTCATTTTCAACAATATCAGCCACTCTTACATTAAGACCTAAATTATCAGATATACCTATATATGGCAATCTAAAAAATTCTGGTGTATGGAATCTAGAGGCTGCTTATGATTACTCATTCTCCCAATATACTCCACCAAGTCAAGTTCTTTTTACCACAACAGGCACACAATCTTGGACAGTTCCAGTTGGCATCACCGAAATCTCTGCTGTAGTTGTCGGTGGAGGCGGCGGCGGTGCAGGTGGTGAATCTGGCAGAAACGAGGGCGTAACAGGCGGTGCTGGCGGCGGTTTAGCTTATGGCACATTTGCGGTTACTCCAGGCGAAATACTAACAGTTGTCGTTGGTACTGCCGGAACAGCAGGAGCTTCCGGTGGTGATGGCGCGCCTGGCGGTACTTCATCAATTGCACGAGGAGCAACTGTTCTACTTCAAGGCGCTGGTGGTCAAGGTGGTCAAGAACGTGCGACAGGAACACGAACTGGCGGCACATCAACAGGAACAGAACGTGATGGTGGCGGCGCTGGAGGAAATAGCGGCGGCAACTCTACTGATACTGGTTCAGGCGGCGGCGGTGCTGGTGGTTATTCTGCTGCTGGTGGTGCTGGCGGTACAACAGGAGCTGGATCTAGCAGCACCGGTGGCGGTGGTGGTGGCGGTGGTGCTACTAACTCAGGCCAAGGTTATGGCGGCGGTGGCGTTGGCGTATTAGGAGCAGGTTCTAACGGAACTGGCGGTGCATTAAACGCAATAGGAACTGGTGGTTCGGGTGGTGCTAACGGCACAAGACCTGCGGGCGGTGCATACGGCGGCGGCGGTGGAGCATGTGATGACGACACAAGCAGTGCTGGTGGTGCTGGCGGTCAAGGTGCAGTTCGTATTATCTGGGGACCAGGTCGAGCTTATCCTTCAACAAGTACAGCGGATGTATTCTAATGTCAGGTCGTTATGGTGGTTACACAGGCGGTAGAAAAAAACTTCTTTACGATTTTAACACATTAAAATCTGGGTCTGCGCTTCAAGCTGACGGCGCTATTACGCCAAACAATTTTGATTATACTTCAGGTAAAGGCATATGGTCTCTCGGTTCTACAAATCAATTTCCTAAGTCTACAAACAAAACAGTTGCTTCAGGACTAACATCAGAACTATTTGCAGTCAATGGGCAAAATAATGCTTGGACTCAGAGAACAATCAATATTTCTAGATATGCTAACAAGACAGCCAGAGCCGTCTTCCGATACATAAATAAAAATGAAAGTGAAGTAGCTGATCTTCAATTAGATTTGGTCGTTTTATCAGGAACGACTTATAGTTTTGAAAATGTAGGCGAATCGTTTCAAACCACAACAACGGATACAAAAAGTTATTCATCTGCAACATGGACAACAGTTTCGGTTGCTACAACTAACGGCAGATGGAATGTTGATACGGGCGGCACGCCCACAACAAATGCAGCCAGAACAGATGCAGCCGGCGGTACTTATTATGTCTATGCGGAAACAACTGGTACCACAACAACAAGCGATTATAATTTTTGGTTAAGAAGTCCTGCCATTGCTCTAGGCGCATCTCCAACTTTTACCTTTTATGAAGCAAGAGCCGGAGCATCGACTGGCGAACTATACGTATACCTTGATATTACAGGATAAAAAAAATGCTTTACAGTAAAGACGGATCGTATCCAAATTATCTTCCATTTCGTATTAAACTATCTACTGGTTTGACTCGTACAGATCCAACAAGTTTTACACCAGAAGAGATTGCTGACGCTGGATATATTACGGTTGAAGATCCTCCAGCATCTATTCCAGATACGCAAATTCTTGAGTGGTCAGGTACTGCTTGGAATGTAAGAGATAAGACCGAGCAAGAATTAGGACTAGAAATTGAACGTAAATGGCAAGAGATTAGATCACAACGCGATTATATGCTATCCCTTTTAGACTGGAGATTTCTTCGCCATCAGTCTCAGATTAGACTAAATATTACATTGACAGATAGTATTGAAAGTTTAGACACGTATGCACAAGCCTTGCGTGACATTACACTTCAATCTGATCCGTATAATATTGTGTGGCCTACTTCTCCATTTTAATTTGATAAATATAAGAAAGTAAAAAAGAGACACATAAATGGCAATTCCATCAAATAGAGAACAGCACAAAGATTGGTGCCTTAGACAACTAGGGCATCCTGTTATCAATATCAATGTTGATGATGACCAGGTCGATGACTGTGTGGATGCTTCTCTACAATACTTCCAAGACTTCCACTTTGATGGTGTCGAACGTTGGTATCTAAAGCATCAACTTACCTCTGATGATATGACAAATCAATATATTCCAATTACAGACAACATCATCGGCGTAACCAGAATATTTCCAATATCGTCTACAAATGCCTCAGTCAATATGTTTGACTTGCGCTATCAGTTGCGCCTCCACGAACTCTATGATTTTACCAGTACATCTTATGTAAACTATGTTCTAACGCAACAGCATATTAGAACACTTGACATGATGTTTTCTGGTGAACAGCCAATTCGATTCAATCGTCACACAAACAAGCTTTATCTTGATATGAACTGGGCAATGAATCAAGTAGGAGAATGGTTGATTATTGAAGGATTTATTATAATTAATCCAGCGACATATACTGATGTGTGGAATGATCGTATGCTAAAGCGTTTAACAACAGCTTACATCAAGCGCGTTTGGGGTAATAATATGAAGAAGTTTGGCGGAATGCAACTTCCAGGTGGTGTTACTATGAATGGCCAACAAATCTATGATGAAGCAACAGCAGAAATCACTGAGATTGAACAATTGATCCGTGATACCTACGAAGAACCACCTCAGTTTATAATGGGGTAATTAATGGCAACCTCAGTATACTTCAACAATTTTTCTCCATCTGTTATCAATGAGAATATGCTTCTTGAAGACTTGATTGTAGAATCAATCCAGATTATGGGCCACGATATCAAGTATCTTCCTAGAGAAGTGTATGATCAGGCTGATGATGTTCTTGGAGAAAGTGTTAATTCTAAGTTCACACGCGCGTATGGTATAGAAATGTATCTAGCCAACGTTGAAGGTTACGAAGGTGATGGCGACTTCTTCTCTAAATTTGGATTAGAAATTCGTGATACTTCTAACTTTGTTGTCTCACGCAGATCATTTGAAAGATATGTTCCCTCTAATATAGCCACAAGACCGCGCGAAGGCGATCTAATCTTTGTTCCTTTATTAGGAAAAATTTTCGAAATAAAGTTCGTTGAAGAAGAACTACTATTCTTCTCATTAGGTAAAAGATCGCCCTACATATACGAATTGCGTTGTGAAGTATTTCGCTTTAGTAATGAAGATTTTGAGACTGGCAATGAGGAAATTGATGATCTGGAACACTTGGCAGCATATACTGTTAGCTTGACTTTAGGTAATGGTACAGGTAATTATTACCAAGATGAGATTGTATATCAGGGAGCAAATCTTGCTTATGCTACGGCAAAAGCAGAATCTAAACATTGGATTCCATCAACAAAAGTTCTTGAGGTCATTAATGTCAAAGGTGATTTTGCCACGAACACTATTGTAATAGGCGCTCAATCTAATACTCGTTACAACTTAACCTCGTCTGATACTCTGGCTGACTTAGTAGATGCTGATGATTCCGATAATCGTATTATTCAGACCGAAGCTGATACCTTTATCGACTTGTCTGAAATCAATCCATTTGGAGTACCTTAATGTTAAGTAATGCTTACTTCTATCATCAACTAACACGAAAGTATGTTATTCTCTTTGGTAATATGTTCAACAATATTACCATTAAGAGAGTTAATAAGAACAGTGGAGTTGAGATAGAAAGATTTAAAGTTCCAATTGTGTATGCTCCAAAAGAAAAATATTATGCTCGTCTTAGGGCTGATCCAGATTTAAACAGACCTGTTCAGGTTGTGCTGCCTCGTATGTCTTTTGAGTTGACAAATTTTGCGTATGACGCAACGAGAAAACAGAACTCTCTTTTGAGATCAGGTGTTGCTGCCAATACAGCTACAAGAGGCGCCACACAGTATATGGGTGTTCCTTATGATCTATCATTTGATCTGCAAATCTATGCTAGAAATGTGGACGATGGCACTCATATTATAGAGCAGATTATTCCGTATTTCAATCCTGATTATACAGTTACCGTAGAAACTATTCCAGCACTAGGATTCAAGAAAGATGTTCCTATAATCTTAAATACCGTCTCAAATGTTATCGAACATGAAGGAAATTTTGATTCTGTTCGTTATGTTTCATGGACTCTTAATTTTACCATGAAAGCCAACTATTACGGCCCAGTCCAATTGCCGAAGATCATTCGTAAAGTTCTTGCTAACATCTATAACGACGAAAGTTTAAAAGCTGGCAATATTGTTAGAGTAAACGTAACAGAACCTGCCGCAAATGGGAACTTCAAACTTGATGATATTGTATTTCAAGGTTCAAATTACAATACCGCCAATGCTTATGGATATGTTTTGGAATGGGACAAGAATAATCTAAGACTTGTTTTAGGTGGCGCACAGGGACAGTTTGTTATTGGTAATACTATTAGAGGCGCTTCAACAAATGCTGTTAGTACAATATCCAGCTTTGATATCAATCCTCTCAAATTGGTTGAAATTAAGATTGAACCAGATCCCATAGATGCTGAACCAACAGAAGATTTTGGTTATACTACAACAATAACAGAATGGCCTGATACAGAATGAAAAAAAATGATGCTATAAGTGAAGCTCTTGGTATTGAAAACGCAGTAGAGATTATACCTCCGCAGCAAACACAGCCGATTTTCAATACTCCACATGAAGAAAATGATATCAAGGCAGACTACAATCTGTCACGCAGAACATTCCGTGATCTTATCAACAAAGGTAATGATGCAATGGAAAGTTTAACTGATCTTGCGAAAGAGTCGGAATCTCCACGCGCGTATGAAGTTCTAGCAACCATGATGAGAACCGTTGCTGATACTACCAAAGACCTATACGATCTACAGAAGAAGACTAAAGAGTTGAGTGGCCAAAAGAAAGATGATCCTACTGTAAATGTAGATAAAGCCATTTTTGTTGGCACTACAGCAGACCTCCTTAAGCAGATAAAAGAGAATAAGCAGAGTGAGTAAAGGGTATAACAATAACCCAAACCTACCTAGAGAAGATTTTATACACGCATTTACTCAAAAAGAAAAAGATGAGTTTATAAAGTGCGCGAATGATCCTGTCTACTTTGCTATGACTTATATGAAAATCGTCAATGTTGATCATGGTCTAATGCCATTTCGCATGTGGGATTTCCAGCAAGACATGCTTATGAAGTTCCACAACAATCGATTCTCTATTTGTAAGCTTCCTCGTCAGGTAGGAAAAACTACCACTTCTGTTGCTTATTTGCTACACTATATTACATTCAACGAGAATGTAAATGTGGCTGTTCTGGCCAACAAATCAGCCATGGCCCGTGAAATTTTAGGTAGACTTCAGTTAGCCTTTGAATACTTGCCTCGTTTCCTACAGCAGGGCGTTAAGGAATGGAACAAAGGTTCTATTGAACTTGCTAACGGGTCGCGCATCATGGCTGATTCCACATCTGGCAGTTCTATTCGTGGTAGATCGTTCAACATCGTATTCTTGGACGAGTTCGCATTCGTTCCAAACAATATCGCAGAAGCATTCTTCATGTCTACCTATCCTACGATTTCTTCTGGTCAAAGCACCAAGGTTATCATCGTGTCTACACCTAATGGACTCAATCAGTTCTACCGTATGTGGACAGAAGCAACCGAGAAACGTAGCGATTATGTTCCTATTGAAATTCACTGGAGCATGGTACCAGGTCGCGATGAAGCTTGGAAAGAACAGACTGTTCGTAACACCTCTCCAGATCAGTTCCGTCAGGAGTTTGAGTGTGAGTTTATCGGTTCTACCAATACTCTTATCCATCCAGCAAAGCTCCGTTCGCTTGTCTGGCACAATCCAGTCCGTTCCGAGGGTCATCTGGACATCTACAAAGAGCCACAGCCAAATAGAACCTATACCATGTGTGTGGATGTGGCTGAAGGGCAAGGGCTGGATTACTCTACATTCTCAATTTTTGATGTTACCGAGATACCTTATAGACAGGTAGCTAAGTATAGAAACAATAAGATATCGCCTATGCTATTCCCTACAATCATTGTCCAGACAGCCCAGTTATACAATGATGCTTTCGTGCTTGTGGAAATTAATAGTATTGGCCTTCAAGTATCAGATATCATACACTTTGAACTTGCTTACGAAAACCTTATCAAAATTGAAATGAAAGGCAAGCAAGGCCAACAGCAGACTCCGGGATTTAAAAAGAGAATTGCTTACGGTCTAAAAACCTCTAAACAAACAAAGATGATCGGTTGTACCAATCTAAAAACGCTTATTGAAAGCGATAAGTTGATTATAAATGACGCCGAAACAATAACAGAATTGACTACATTTTCCGCTGATAAACAGACATTCAAGGCGGAAGAGGGTAATAACGACGATCTTGTGATGACTTTAGTTCATTTTGGATGGTTGACTGCCCAGAGATACTTCAAAGAAAACATAAACAATGATATAAGAGTTACGCTCCAACAAGAACAATTGAACATTATGGATACGGATTTAACGCCTTTACCTATCATAGACAACGGCGTTGACCATCCGGATTATGAGGTGGATGAGTTTGGAAACGTGTGGTTTGAAGACAGAACCAGGAGATATCCTTGGGATGACTTTAACTGGAAAAGAAAGTTGTAAAATCTTCATTTTTCTAAATAATAACAACAAGAATAATCCACTTCACAAAGGAGAGATACTATGGCATTTCAACTGTCACCAGGTGTAAATGTATCTGAATATGACCTTACTACCATTGTTCCATCAGTTGGAACAACAGAAGGTGCTATTGCAGGACAATTTAATTGGGGCCCAGCTAACACTATTGTAACGATTTCAAACGAAATTGAGTTGGCCGATCGTTTTGGTAAACCAGACGAGAATAACTTTGCTACATGGTTTACAGCAGCAAACTTCCTATCTTACGCAAGAAATCTTAAGGTTGTACGCGCGGCCAATGGAGCATCTGATCTAAACGCTACTTCTGGCGAAGCAGGTCTATTGATCCAAAATCAAGATGATTACAACTATAATTATTTAACTGCTGTATCTTCTACCGGTTCTAATAGATTTGCTGCTCGTTATTCTGGCGATAAAGGCAACGGTTTAGAAATTTCTATATTTTCAGAATCAACAAACAGTGTTGCTTGGGGAGCATGGACATATAGTAATCAATTTGATTCTATTCCATCAACTTCTTCTTATGCTAGTAATCGTAGTACAGCAAACGATGAAATGCATATCATTGTCATCGATCAAAAAGGTAAGTTTACAGGAACTCCAAACACAATTCTTGAAAAATTCGCATATGTTTCAAAAGCATCGGATGCTAAGAATGATGATGGTTCATCAAATTACTACGTAAACGTAGTTAATGATCGTTCCAAGTACTTTTATGTTGTTTCTCATGCCGCCAATTCAAACTGGGGTAGTGCGACTGCATCTGGTCTATCATATAGTAACAATGTTGCGGTATCTCTTGTACTTGCTAATGGTGTATCATCAACAGCAGGTCAGACTAATTTGATTGATGCTTATAATAAGTTTAAAAATGCTGAAGAAGTTGACATTTCTCTTGTTATGGCAGGTGCCGCAAGTCAAACAGTTGCAGAACATATTGTAGAGAATATTGCTGGAGATCGTAAAGACTGCGTGGCATTCTTATCACCAGAAATGGCCGATGCTGTAAACAACTATGGCGATGAAACAACAGATATTGCCGCATATAGAAATGAGTTTAATTCATCTTCTTATGCTGTATTGGACTCAGGTTGGAAATATCAGTTTGATAAGTACAATAACGTTTATCGTTGGGTACCACTAAATGGTGACGTTGCTGGTTTGTGCGTAAGAACAGACTTTGAGCGTGATCCTTGGTATTCACCAGCTGGATTCAATCGCGGTCAAATCAAGAATGTTGTTAAGCTTGCTTGGAATCCAAACAAGACTCAAAGAGATGAGCTTTACAAGAATGGTATTAATCCAGTTGTAACATTCCCAGGCGAAGGTACAGTTCTATACGGAGATAAGACGCTTCTAGCTCGTCCATCAGCTTTTGATCGTATCAATGTTCGTAGATTGTTCATTGTCCTAGAAAAGGCTATCGCAAGAGCAGCTAAGTACTCACTTTTTGAGTTCAATGACGAATTTACACGCGCTCAGTTCATTTCGCTTGTAGAACCATATCTTCGTGATGTACAAGGCCGTCGTGGTATTTACCAGTACCGTGTAGTTTGCGATCAGACCAATAACACTCCAGAGGTTATCGACCGCAACGAATTTATTGGTGATATCTACATCAAGCCTGCTAGAAGCATCAACTTCATTCAGCTTAACTTTGTGGCTGTTAGAACTGGTGTTGCCTTTGATGAAATCGTTGGTAAGTTTTAATCGATAAAATGAACATAAATAGATTCAGAGGAGAATAAAATGGCAGAGTTTAACGTAGCAAATTTTAGATCACAAATGGTAGGAGATGGTGCAAGACCTAATTTATTTTCTTGCACCATTCCAGACTTAACAGTAAATGTAAATGGTGAAAGTGGTTCCGAAGTCGCTTTCAACTTTATGTGTAGAGCAGCACAGCTTCCGGGTTCTACTGTGAACAGCATTCCTGTAAATTATTTTGGTCGTGAACTAAAGTTCTCAGGAAATCGCGTGTTTTCAGAGTGGACAGTTACGATCATCAATGATGAAGATTTCAAGATCCGTAATACATTTGAGAAGTGGATGAGTTCACTTAACTCACATGTTAGCAATCTTCGCAATCTTGTAAGCCCACTATCTTATCAAAAAGATGGATATATCACTCAGTACGGTAAAGCTGGTAACGTTATTAAGGAATACAAGTTCGTAGGACTATTCCCAATCGATGTAAGTCCAATCGAACTTGACTGGTCAGCAAATGATTCCATCGAAGAATTTGCTGTGACTTTTGCTTATCAGTGGTGGGAATCTACAAACCCAGCATCAAGGGCTACTACAGATTCGACTCAGGCCGGCCCAAGCGCCGTTCAAGTCCAAATCTAATTATATTATATAACAGGGTGGGGAGAAATCCCCACCCATTCAAACTGGAGTGAGTAATGGTCCAACTTTTTGGCTTTGAGATAAGTCGTAAGAAGCAACAAGATCAAGAAGAGAAGAATAAGTCTTTCGCGCTGCCACAGAATGATGACGGCGCTGTTACTATTCAATCAGGTGCTTATTATGGCACCTATGTCGATCTTGATGGTGTTGTTAGAAACGAAATCGAACTTATCACTCGCTATCGTGAAATGGCTATGCAGCCAGAATTGGAAACTGCTATCGATGAAATCGTTAATGAAGCAATCGTTAATGATGATTCCGAATCAGGTGTCGAACTAGATACCGATGAACTAAAACAACCTGAAAATATTAAAAAGAAGATTAGAGAAGAATTTGATTACGTTCTCAAGCTTCTAGACTTTGGTAACATGGGGCACGAACTGTTCCGTCGTTGGTATACGGATGGTAGACTATTTTATCACGTTATCATCGATGATAAGTCTCCTCAAAAAGGCATTCAAGAGCTTAGATATATTGATCCTCGCCGTATTCGCAAAATTCGTGAAATCCAGAAAGCTAAAGATACCGTATCTGGTATGGAAATTATTAAGAGTATGAAGGAATACTACCTCTACAATGAAAGAGGTATGATTGGCGCACACTCTAACTTAGGCACAAAGATTGCTATTGATGCCGTAGTTAACGTCAACTCAGGACTAATGGACTCAAAGAGAGCTATGGTTCTTTCTTATCTCCACAAAGCAATCAAGCCACTAAATCAGCTACGTATGGTAGAAGACGCAACAGTCATTTACCGCCTCTCACGCGCACCCGAGCGCAGAGTATTCTATATCGACGTTGGTAACATGCCAACCATCAAAGCCGAACAATATCTCCGTGATGTTATGGCTAAGTATCGTAACAAGCTGGTATACGATTCCAGCACAGGCGAAATCAAAGATGATCGTAAGCATCTCTCAATGCTTGAAGACTTTTGGCTACCTCGTCGTGAAGGTGGTAAAGGTACAGAAATCACAACTTTACCAGGCGGTATGAATCTTGGTGAGTTGGAAGATGTTAAGTACTTCGAAAAGAAGCTGTATAAGGCTCTTGGTGTTCCTATCTCTCGTTTGGAACAGTCTCAAGGATTCTCTCTTGGACGCTCAACAGAAATCACAAGAGATGAATTAAAGTTTACAAAGTTTGTTAATCGTCTTCGTAACAAGTTCTCTACCTTGTTTGATGAACTACTTAAACTTCAACTTGTGCTTAAGAAAATCTGCACAGAAGAAGAGTGGAAAGAATTTAAGGAAAACATTTGGTATGACTTTAAGAAAGATAACAACTTCACAGAACTTAAGGAAGCCGAACTTCTTCAGAATAGAATCACAACTCTTCAGCTAGTGGATCCATATGTCGGTCGTTACTATTCGATGGCATGGGTTCGCAAGAATGTTCTTCAAATGGACGATGATGAAATTGAAGAGATTATGCAGCAGATTGAAGAAGAAAAAGCTGCTAATACACCAGTTGATGAAAATGGTAATCCACTTCCAACAGATGAAATGGGTAATCCATTACCGCCGCAACCACCACAACCCAATCTTGTTCCGCCAACTCCAACAGAAACTATGATGCAACAGTATGCTCAACAGCAAGGTGCAGCACCAGAACAAATGCCAGTTCAAGATGGAACAGGTAAAGACACTATGGATCCATTAGAAATGGGCCAAACAAGAAATCGTCAACGCTTTGTGAATGATACTATGGAACCTGTTAGATGAAGAAGTATGGTGAATATCTTGAAGAGAGTTTAGCTGCTGAAATTAAATCTGAACCAAAAAGTATGGCAGCTAAACAAGCACGTAAGATGGGACTTACTTATGTTGGATTTGGTCGTTATGCGGATAACAAAGGTCGTGTAGCTTACACTGTAGAAAATGATCGTCTTGTTCCTTTTAAGAATATGGAACATATTGTCAATTTGTATGATAAAGCTGATATGACTAATAATCCAGAAAAAGCTAAAGAATTTGAAAAACAAGCTGATCAACTATCAAAAGTATCAGATCGTCGTTTTAAACAAGATGAAAAGATACTAAGACAAAAAGATAAAGATGTTGGAACAGTAGCTAAACAATTATCATCTTTATATAGATCCGAGATGTTTGATGATACCGAGTTACAAGCTATAGCTGATTATACTGGCAGTGGTTATACCGAAATTAATAGATATCTATACAAAGGACACGATGAGGGAATTGATGCTGATACCTCGAATCGAATTGGTCAAACAATAGACGCTTTGGATTCCGCATTTGAAGATACACAAACACCATTTCCTTTTACTGTTTATAGCGGACTATCTTCAAGATATAGAGCAGATAAGATTTTAGCTGGTAATGAATATGTTTTTAGAGGATATTTATCCACATCTTTATCACACGATGTAGCAATAAGTGGATTCACAGATAACAATAATCCAGTTGTATTACAGATTGAAGTAAGAAAAGGTCAAAAAGCAATTTATCTTGATAGCATTTCTTCTGTAGATGAAGAGCTTGAAACATTGCTTCCAAGAGGATCAAAAATAAAAGTTATCTCTGGACCACATCAACTACCAAATAGTATATTGAATGGTATTGATGACGATCCTAGTATAATCAATTTATTCCATTGTGTATTGTTGGAAGATTCATAAATATATTACTAATCGTTTAGGAGAATAAACATGTCGATTAAGAAAGCATTAGGCAGCATTCTAGAAGGTAATCTAGATGAAATGCGTCAGAATTTTTCTTCCGCTTTGACAACAAAGGCTGTTGAGAAGTTAGAAGAGCGTAAGATTGATATTGCTAAGAACTACTTTGGTCAGATGCAGGAAGAAGTAGAGCAGATTGATGAAGCACCATCAAAAAAAAGAATGAAGCGCGAACTTTCTGCAGCCGCTAGAAGAGAAGAGGGTGCTAGAGATGGTTTTGGTAATGAAGATGAAGAAAAAAAATCGGATCGAAATTATAGAAGAATTGAAAAGAAGTATGGTAAAAAAGGTATTAAAATTGTAAATAATCGTGCAGATCATCTTCTTTATGGTAAAAGAAAGTAATATAACATGAACAACATCAAACAGATCCGCGAGCAATTTGATTTAATTACTGAAAAAGAAGAGAAGGAAGACCGCAAACTTTCCGCTCTTGTTCGTGCTGGTTTGTATGATGCTAAGAAACTTCCTGCCCTTAAAAGGGCGCTAGAGAAGTCAGCAGATAAGATCACTTCTCAAGAAAAGCGTATGCTTATAAATCTTCTTGATTCGCTTATTTCACAAGTTGTCAGCGATGATCAAGTCTATCGTAAAGTTAGACAGAATGTCCATAATGTGTCCGAAGCTAAGATGGATACCTATTCCAAGTTTGATCCAAGATATAAGGCTGGTTGGCCTACTGATAAGGAAATGCCATCGGTTCTTATCTTAAAAAGAAAAGCTATTAGAGTGTACCCAGACAATCAAAAAGTTGCTTTGTATTACTCACAGGCTTTGGACAAGTATGTAACTATTCCATACAACGATATTCAATTTGGTTTGAATGAAGCGACGAAGAAAGATGACGATGATAAAGACAACGTTAGAATCAATAAAGCTTTAAAAAGAAATCCAAAGTATAAGAAAGTAAGTAGTATTTTAAAAACTGGTAAAGTTCCACCAGAAACAGATACAACAGAAAGAAACAAAAGATTCAAAGATGTTTCAAGTCGAGTAGGAGTTATGGGCGCAATTGGTGTCGAACTCAATAAAAAAATCAAAGATAGATTTAGAGCAAAAGCTGTTGAAAAAGCCGTCACAGCACGAAATGCTGCTAGAGCAGCAAAGAAAACAACTTTAGAAGAAAATCCTATCGGTGCTGCATTAAGAGCTGCTGGCCCTTGGATAGCTAAAAAAACAGGTCAAGCTTTTTCTAAGGGAACTAAAGCGACTAAAGGTTCTGGTAAGGGTGCTGGTAAAGGAAAAGCATCTAAAGGAAGAATGGGTCTTGCAGGTACTATTGGTGCTGGTATTGGTGCTGCCGCCGGCGGTGGTGGTGGTTCAGGAAGCGGATCAAATGCCTCTAACACTTCATCTGCGGTAAATCATAAATTTTCATTAAAACCATCAACATCTTCATCGGTAAAAGATACATCAATTAAATCAACTAGAGATGAAAGAGAGCGTCAAGCAAATCTAAAAATGGCTTTACGAACAGAATCGAATGTATTGAACACAATCAAGTCAATTGTAGAGAATGATATATCAGAACAAACTATTCGATTCAACAAAAATGAAATTACTATAAATAACACAGTAGCTAAAAAACTATTGAACGTGTATGAATCAGTCAACAAAACCAATAAAAAGAAAATGGAACAAATGTTGAATGAAAGTGCTACATCTTTCAATAAAATTTTAACATTCGCAGTAAGGCAGTAAAAAATGGCATTAATCCGAGAACAGAAAATTATTGATAGCAATAAGAGAGCTTTGATCAAGTATGTCATTATTGCTGATGGCACACAAAATTCTAATACAGTTTTAGTTAATGTATCATCATTAGCATTTGCTTTGAATGCAAATGGATACATTATGCAATCTGGTGTTCATCCTAAGACAAAGTATAATACCACTATTAAGCGTATCAATGGTCAAGTAGCCGCAGCTAATGCTAAGATAAAGTTGCAGTGGCAAGGTGCTGCCAACTCTGAGATTGTTACATTTGGTTCTGGATCATTTGATTATGATTTCCAAAGTATGGGCGATGGAGCAACAATTCCAAATCCAGAAACTAGTTCAAATGGTCAAATTCTCATATCAACAGCAAACTTAGGCGCTGGTGAACTGATAACAATCTTCATAGATTTAAAGAAGAGTGGTGAAGATTATGATCAAGGCCAGGCAGCAGATCCGTACGCATTCAACAGAAGACCACTATGATGAAAAATATCGTTCAACTAATTAGAGAACATAAGTTTATAGAAGCAGAAGAACAGATCGATAATACTGTTCCATTAATTATGGAAAAGAAACTTTTGGAAATAAAAAAAGCTGTTGCTGCTAAGATGTGCGAACAGATGAAATCCGCTTCTCAGAAAATGAGAGGAGAACTTACTGAGGATGAAATTGAAGAATCAATTGATCCTACAGAAATACACAATGGTCCAGCACCAACAGGACAAAGAGTTAATAGCGCAGACAAAGGCGATAAGCAACCACCTAATACTACAGTCGTTCCAAAAAATAATCTAAAAGAAGATGAAGAAGAACTAGATGAAGCCCGCGTTAATATAGTTAAAGCTAGAATTCGTGGTGGTAAAGTTCAACGCCGTAAGAAAGTTTCCAATGTTCCTGGTATGACTCTTCGTGGTGGTCAATTAAAGCGTATGTCAGCAGCCGAACGTCGTCGTAGAAAATTAGGTGCCCGTAAAGGCAAAGCAAAGCGTAAAGCAAAACTTTCCAGATCATTAATGAAGCGTAAGCGTTCATTACAAAGAAGAAAATCATTAGGACTATAAAAAATGAAACTCATTAAAGAAGAAGTTTTAAACGTTCAGTATCTTACCGAAGTAGTAAACGGTAAAAAAGAATGCTTTATCGAAGGCATTTTCATGCAGGCTGAAAAACAGAATAGAAATGGTCGTGTGTATCCGCGTCATATTCTTAGTAAAGAAGTTGAAAGATACAATCAAAATTATGTAGCAAAGAACCGTGCTTTTGGTGAGCTTGGACATCCAGATTCACCAACAATTAATTTGGATCGTGTGTCTCACATGATTACAAGTCTTAAACCAGATGGAAACAATTTCATCGGTAAAGCCAAAATCTTAGATACTCCTAATGGTAAAATTGTGAAAAGTTTATTAGATGGCGGAGCAAGTCTAGGTGTGTCAACAAGAGGCGTAGGGTCTCTTAAACCATCCAATGGCTATCAACAAGTTCAGGACGATTTTCATTTGGCTACAGCGGCCGATATCGTTGCTGATCCCTCAGCTCCAGACGCATTTGTTCAAGGTATTATGGAAAATGCAGAATGGATTCTAACTAATGAAGGTTGGAAAGCAGTTCATCAAGAACGTGCTAGAAGAATGCTAAAAGAAGCTTCTAGTGCCGATATTGAAGGAATTGCCTTGAAAATCTTTGAAAACTACATCTCAAAACTTTAAATAATATAAATAAAAGAAATAAAGGAGTAATCTAATATGGCAAAGTCATTAACTGAAGCAGCAAGAGCTGTCCTTATGAAGGAAGAAACAGCACTAGCAGCTACATTAAAGCCAGGCTCAAAGTCAGTAGACCCAGCACAAACACTTGGTTCTGCTACTAAGCTTGCTGATCCAGTTGTTCAACCAAACGGCGCTGATGGTTCAAATCTAGGTGCTGCGGCTGCTGCTGGTATTAAAACAGACACATCTATCAAGAAAGCAACAAAGCCTGAACCAATGAAGAAGAAGGCTGAAGTAATGGAAGAAGATGTTGAGGAAACATCCGAAGTTGTTGCTGAACAAACCGCTGAAGAAATCAACGAAGATGAAGTTGAACTATCAGAAGAACTAGAATCATTTATTGATCAGTGCCTTGAAGAAGGTATGGACGAAGATCAAATTGCAGCAGCAATCGAAGAAAACTTTGAATTTGTAACTGAAGAATCAGAAACAGAATCAGAAGAAAATGTAATGGAAAATTACGAAGTAGACATGTCTGAACATGTTAACGCTCTTCTAGCTGGCGAAGAACTATCAGAAGAGTTCCGTGCTAAGGCTACAGCTATCTTTGAAGCCGCTGTTAAGCAGAAGGTCGCAGAAGAAATTGCCGTTCTTGAAGAAGCTTTCGCAGCCACACTTGAAGAAGAAGTTGGCCGTATCGAAGAAGAACTTTCAACAAACGTTGATGACTATCTTAACTACGTTGTTGAACAGTGGACAGCAGAAAACGAAGTTGCTATTGAAGCAAGTCTTCGTTCTGAACTAACCGAAGAATTTATCTCTGGTCTTCGTAACCTATTCGTTGAACACTACATTGATATTCCTGAAGAAGCAGTATCAGTTGTAGAAGAAATGGGTAACAAGGTTGCCGAACTAGAAGAAAAACTAAATGAGGAAATTGAGCGTAGTGTTGCTCTAAGCAAGATGCTCAACGAATCAAAGTCTAATGAAATTTTACTTAATGCTTGTGATGGATTGACAGATACACAGGCAGAGAAGTTAAAATCTCTTGCTGAAGGAATTGAGTACGCTGATGCTAACGAATATGCTCAGAAGGTTTCTATTCTTAAGGAAAACTATTTCTCAACATCAGTTAAGTCTGATAATGTTCTAGATTCTGCTGAATCATCAACAGATGGTAAAGGTATGATCTCTGAAGAACTACAAGGACCAATGGCTGCTTATGTTAGATCACTTGGCAAAACACAGCTAAGATAAACAAATTATAAATATTAAAAAGTAAGACTTTAAAGGAGAATACTAAAATGTATCTTACAGAACAATTAGAACAGAAGTGGGCACCAGTGCTTGACCACGCCGGCGCAAATCCAATTAAGGATTCATATCGTCGCGCAGTTACAGCACTTGTCCTTGAGAACCAGGAAAAGGCAATGGCAGAAGAAGGCCGTATGCTTAACGAAGTTACCAACTCTGTTGGTACAGGTGGTTACGGCGGCGGCGCTTCTGCTGCTGGTCCAGTAGCTGGTTACGATCCAATCCTAATCAGCTTGGTTCGTCGCGCTCTTCCAAACCTAATGGCTTATGACATTGCTGGCGTTCAGCCAATGACAGGTCCAACAGGACTAATCTTTGCTATGCGCTCACGCCGTGGTAGTGATCGTTCAACAAACGAAACATTCTTTGATGAAGTTCTAACAAGCTTCACTTCACAGAATGCAGCTGGCAATCTAACAGGTGTTGGTTCACACACTGGTTCAAACCCAGTTTCTAACACAGCAGACTCAACAGTTTATACAACTGGTAAGGGTATGACAACATCACAGGCTGAAGCTCTAGGTGATTCTGCACCAAACGCTTTTGCTGAAATGAACTTCTCCATTGAAAAGGTAACTGTAACTGCTCGTAGCCGTGCGCTAAAGGCAGAGTACACAATGGAACTTGCTCAGGATCTTAAGGCTGTTCACGGTCTAGACGCTGAGACAGAACTAGCAAATATTCTTTCAACAGAAATTCTCGCTGAAATCAACCGCGAAGTTGTAAGAACTGTTTACCGTTCAGCCGTTGTTGGCGCTCAGTACGGTGTAACAACCGCTGGTACATTCGACCTTGACACAGACTCAAACGGCCGTTGGTCAGTTGAAAAGTTCAAGGGTCTTGTATTCCAGATTGAACGTGAATGTAACGCAATCTCAAAGGCAACAAGACGTGGTAAGGGTAATATCCTTATCGTTTCTTCAGACGTTGCTTCTGCTCTAGCAATGGCTGGTGTTCTTGACTACACACCTGCTCTAAACGTTAACCTAACAGTTGACGATACTGGCAATACCTTCGCTGGTACAATGCACGGCCGTGTAAAGGTCTACATCGACCCATACTTTGGTGGTTCATCAAACGGTGACGAACTATGTACAGTTGGTTATAAGGGTACTTCACCTTATGATGCTGGTCTATTCTACTGCCCATACGTTCCTCTCCAGATGGTTCGCGCTATCGGTCAGGATACCTTCCAGCCAAAGATCGGCTTCAAGACACGTTACGGAATGGTAGCTAACCCATTTGCTAAGGGACTAGATGCTCTTACAGACTTTAGTGACTCAATTACAGATACAGTACGCTCTAACCAGTACTACCGTATCTTCCGCGTTCGCAATCTTACCTAATAATAAGAAGAGACGCAGTAACAACTTGGGCGGTGGCAACACCGCCCTTTTTGTTTATATAAATATACCAGAGGTACCAAATGACAACAGAATCATTCATCACTAAGACACCAGAAAATACTAGTTTGCTTCAAGCAACTAAGTATACATTCACTGTACCTAATCTTCCATTTGCAAAGTACTTTTGTCAGTCTGTTGTCATGCCCGGCGTATCTACTGGTGCTATTCCTGTTTCTAGTCCATTTTCTGACATTTATCGTCACGGTGTAAAGCTAACATATGAAGAGCTTAGAATTACATTTATTGTAGACGAAGACTTAAGATCGTGGCAAGAAACATATAACTGGTTAAGAGGCGTGGCTCGTCCGACAAAACATGAAGAATATATTAAACATTTCGATTCGAAAGCGTCTCTATACTATGACGGAATCTTAACAATCAATACAAATTCAAACTTGCCTAATGTTCGATTCAAGTTTAAAGATTGTCATCCTACAAGTCTCAGTGGCATTACATTCAATACTTCGGATTCAGCCGACAATACGATCACAGCCGATCTTGGTATTAGATACGATTATTTTGATATCGAACGACTTTAATACTTGACTTTTACCTAAAAACGTAGTATAGTAATATACATTTTTTGTGATGGAGAAGCTATGAAGCCGCCAGTGAATATAGAATTACTCATGGAAGAATGGGTAAAGGATGCAGGATACGATGAGACTGAACCTCAGAAAGCGGTAGCAAATATACCTAAGCTTCATGCCAAGTATCTTCGTATTATGACACATCATAATCTAATCTCCAAGAAACTCACATCGGAATACAATAGCAGACGCAAGATCAAGTGGGAATACTACTCTGGCGATCTGAATAATCCAAAAGACCTTGAGCATTATGGCTTAGAGCCGATGATGAAGAAAGTACTTCGTGCTGATCTACAACATTACCTTGATTCGGATACTGAACTAAATAACATACTATTGAAGAAAGTTATGCATGAAGAGATTGTTGACTTCTGTAAGAACGTTCTAAAAGAACTAAACAACAGAACATGGCAACTCCGCTCATATATGGACTGGGAACGTTTTATTGGTGGACAATGATTGGTTTATAGAAGACTTGCGTAAGTGGATGTCAGAATATTCTATGCCTATAGAAGATTTGGGCGTTACAAAGATTAGTTATGCTAACGGTAAAAAAAATCCATTCTATGGTATGTCTCATACAGACGAGTGGAAAGAAAACGCAAGAAAAAGAATGATAGGTAATAAGAACACGGCAGGCTATAAATATAAGCCTGAACATGTGGCTAAACGGGCAGCTTCTAGAAGCAGACCTGTTACCATCAAAGGTGTTACCTATAAGTCGGGAAGAGAAGCTGCCAAATCTTTGGGTGTTTTTCCATCGACTATTGTACAATGGAAAAAGAATGGACAATAAAATTATCATTAGAAATGTGAATGAAGCATATGTTGCTGTCATCTGTGAAGATGGTGTTGCGTATGAACTTCGTGAAAACTTTACATTTCAAGTTCCAGGCTATCAGTTTACGCCACAATATAGGGCTAGACTGTGGGATGGAAAGATAAGACTATTTGATATTAGAACAAAACAGCTATATCGTGGTCTAGTACCATATATTGCCAAGTTTTGTGAAGAGCGAAACTATGAATGGGATTATGAAAATGAAGACTTTGATGAAGAGTTTTCATTAGCGGAAGCAAAAGAGTTTGTAGAAAAACTAAGGCCGAAACATGTTCCAAGAGACTATCAATTGGACGCTTTCGTACATGCCATCCGTACAAGACGTAGTTTATTACTCAGCCCCACTGCAAGTGGTAAGTCTCTTATTATTTATCTTCTATCTCGTTTTCTCCAATATAGAAAACTGAAAAGAGGGTTGATCATTGTTCCTACTGTTTCTCTGGTAGAACAATTGACAAGTGACTTTAAAGAGTATAGTGAAACGAATGGTTGGGACGTTAGCGCGAACATACATAAAGTTTATCAGGGTCAGGACAAAGATACAGACAAGTTCCTGACAATTTCAACTTGGCAGTCTTTGTATAAGATGCCAAAACAATGGTTCGCGCAATTTGATTTTGTAATCGGTGATGAAGCTCACCAGTTTAAGGCCAAATCTCTCACAGACATTATGACAGGATTATCAAATGCCTCTTATCGTATCGGAACAACTGGCACCCTTGACGGCACCAAAACCCATCGTCTGGTTCTTGAAGGTCTTTTCGGATCTGTTCGCAAAGTCATTACCACAAAAGAACTTATGGATGCAAAACACTTGGCTGACTTCACCATCAAGTGTCTACTTTTACGACATGGTAAGGCTATCTGTCAGGCGGCCAAGAATTTCACCTATCAGCAAGAGATTGAATACTTGGTGCTTAACGAGTCAAGAAACAGATTTATTTCTAATCTTGCAGTTTCCTTGGAAGGGAATACCCTCGTACTCTACCAATACGTTGACAAACACGGAAGAATCTTACACGATCTCATTTCCGCAAAGCTTGGAGCAGACAGAAAAATATTCTTTGTCCATGGCGGAACAGACGTTGATATCAGAGAGGAGATAAGAGGAATTGTTGAAAAAGAAACTGACGCTATTATTGTTGCTTCTTTTGGTACTTTTAGTACTGGTATCAATATTAGAAACCTGCATAACATTATATTTGCTTCTCCATCCAAATCTCGTATTCGGAATCTTCAGTCTATCGGGCGTGGGTTGAGAAGGTCTGAGACTAAAGATGAAGCACAATTGTTTGATATCGCGGATGATATGAGACACAAGAAGCGCGAAAACTATACATTGAAACATTTTGCTGAGAGAATCAAAATATATACAGAAGAGAAGTTTAATTTCAAAATCTATAAGATAGAACTAAAAGGATAATAATATGGAACAAGACATTCAGTTTCTTAGACTTAAAAACGGTGAAGATTTAATAACAGAGGTTCAAGAGACTGATGGTTCTTTAGTTCTTATCAATCCATGTAAGATACTCTACTTGAAAGGAAAGAAGTCTGGCTTTCTTTCTATATCACTTATGCAGTGGGTATTCTCTAGGATTTCTGCTGACCAAATGTTCGAAATAGATAAGAATGAAGTTCTCTTCAAAACATTACCAGATGATGGAATGATTGTTCACTATTTTAATTCAGTAGAACATTTCTTAGAAAAAGAATCAAGTAGTAACATTGAATATGATGATCCGACAATTGATGATTCCTATGAAGATAATCTTGAACTACTTAAGGAGTTGCTTGAAACTAAAGATGATAAGGGAAAGTTACACTGATGGCAAACGATAAGAACATATACCTAGACTTGGAAGATGAAGATGACTTCGGATTCACATTTGCTGATGAAAGTGATATCATTGAGGAAAATAAAGAATACTCTTCTCTTCAGGAAGAAGTTGATGATTTGAAACTAAGATTATCTGCTCTTAGTAAAATCTTTATGCCTCTATTGGAAAATCTAGCTAAAGATCCTGATAAGCCTATGATCAAATGGCCTAATCGTAAGGAACAGATAGATAAGCAGATTAAGAAGCTTAAGTCTCTAACTACCATTTAAAGTTATTCATATGATGGCTGACATAGCCTTTATACCACGCTGTCAAGCATTTGTCAATAGAAAAGTGAGTTCGAATGAAAAAAGTTACAGTACACTATGTAGACAATAAGAAGTTCTACGAAGAGATCCTAAAGTACAGGGAAAGTATCCAGAAAGCAAGAGCAGAAGGTAAACAAGATCCTCGTTTACCAGAATATATCGGTGAGTGTATTTTTAAGATTGCTAAGAAACTTTCCACAATGCCACGCTTCATCAACTATTCATATCGTGATGAGATGATATCCGATGGCATTGAGAACTGTATTATGTATTTCAAAGATTACAATCCAGAAATAGGGCAGAATCCATTTGCGTATTTCACGCAGATCATCTATTATGCTTTCCTTAGACGAATAGGTAAAGAAGAGAAGAACAGGTACATCATATATAAGAATTATCAGGAAAGCATTGTCAACTCAGGCAACTCTGGATTTCTTGTAGACAATGATGATAATCACTTGATGCCAACACAGATGTATGATAACATCAATGACTTCATGGCAAAGTTTGAAAAGAGAGAA